CTCGTATTTCAAATCCGGCATCTTCAATAGATACTGCAATTCTATGCCAAGTTCTTGTTCCACCAAATGATAATAAATGTCCGCCCGGTTTCAACACTCTCAAACATTCTTTCCATATATCTATGGATGGGATATTATAGTCCCATTTTTTATCCATAAAACTTAGCCCGTATGGCGGGTCTGTAATAATAGTATCAATACTATTATCCGCAAAGTCTTTCATCACTTGCAGACAATCGCCATGAATCAATTTATATTTTTTCTGTTTAATTGCCATTATTACCAAAAATTATCATTTGTAAATACAAAAGTAGGGTCTTTTTCCGTTTTCTTAAATGTCATACCCTTTATTAGTTCTCGTATCTCATCTTCTTTATCTTGTGGAATCCACAACCGTGTATATTTTGACATCGGATCATCTTTTACACCTTTACCCATACACCAAGCACGAATTCGTTCAAATGAATTACCGGCTCGAAGTTCGGGATGCGTATTATATAATAGATGTCGTTTAAATCCTTGCTTTCCAAGATTTAACAAATGATATAACCAATCATATACACCAGACGGTTCTCCACTTTGAACGTGCATCGTATCTATCATTGCATTAAGAAGATTTTGTCTAAATATTTCATCGTGTTTGGGTAATTCCCATTTGAAATTCTCACGTTCTTTATTAAGTAATTCCAACTTTTCCACAAACTCCGATTTTTTCTTGAAAAAATACGGATAATTTCCATTACTACCGATGATCGTTTCCATAATAGAATGCTTATATATTAAACCGGGTGTTCCAAAATGCAATCCATCTTGAACACTCATATTCCATGTTGCGTATCCATCAACAAACGTAAGTGTTGCAAATGCGTGTTGAAGTAAATACATATATTCTCCCAAACCAAGACTTCCAATTTTCATCCAATCCGGCGCCGCTGTTCCAGCTCTCGGTTTGATTGCTTCTCTATCTGTTATCCAAATAAGATATTCTTCTCTATCGAGACCTTCTGTATAAGCAATTAATTTATCAATGCCTGTTGTATGCGCCCATCGATGATTGAATACCAATATTTTTTTATCCTTTGGTAATGGAAATGGTACGATATTTACTTTTGTTAATACTAATGCACTTGGCAACGGCATAAACATAAGTTTCTTTTTCAAGTATTCATCGTTGAATCCGGTCGTAATCTGCTCTCGTTTCCAATTTGATTTTAAATACTTGATAGCTTCTTCTCCATGAAAGAATACTTTATCTGCTAATTCAATACCTTCTAATTGCCGAAAATATCCATCAGGAAACTCTGTAACGGGTTTTGACGCTCGACAATCTACCCAATGAAAAAAGATAAAAGTTTTCAATGCAGGACCCATTCGGCAAACTTGCAATGCGTTCTTAATGTTATATAATAATTCAGGTTGATGTACAAATACATAATCAAAATCTAATTCTCGTATGTGAGGTTCGAGCCAATGTGTAAAATTGGTCATAGCAAAATGACCACGATTCATCAAAACGCTTGATGGATACGGAAACTTTATATATGTAACATTATTAATTGTAGTTTCTTGACTACCATTTCCAAGTTTTCCAAGCAAATCATTCTTTTCAGGAATCAAAACGTAGTGATGACACATAGGCAACCACTTGATTATTCGTTCTGCCACTCGATAGTTTGAGTCTGCTGAATGTTGCCATATATGTGATACCCATCGAACCGGAGATAATATGTGTAATATACGTCTTCCATATAAAGGATGATTAATCATATTTTCCACATTATTTATTTGCAATTATAAATTTCCGCCAATGAAATTTTATCAGTATCCTTTAATTTATTCAAATCATTATTATTCAATTTTTTTGATAACACACATGCTTCTTCATAGGAAAGTTTTCGAGTACGAAGAAGATCAAACATTCTTCCTGGTCTAAGTAATGCTTCATCAATATCATTTACGTTTGATAAATTGGTGCTCATTATAATTTTTTTACTATTCTTAATTAAACCATCTGAACCACTAAGAAGTTTAGTCATAAATGTATTTCCATTCCTTCTTGACTGTAAATTAATATCAATATCTTCCAAAACCAATGCAGTATAATCGGTTGTCAAAAATCGCAAGAAAAAATCGTCTTCTGCAAATGCTTTGGCATCCATTGAATAAAGTAATTTAATTTCCTTAGTAGTCGTTTCCGCCATTGTTTGAATTATATATTTTATAAACCGTGTTTTTCCTGTTCCAGGTGTACCTACTATTAAAAGCACATTTTCTTTGCTTTTTAAAAAATTATTAACATATGTTTCAATATTATCTAAATATGGATATGCTTCTTGATATATAATTTCATCAAATAACGATTTCACATCATAATATCGAATACCCTCTCTGGTTGAAATTGCCCAATCTATACTAATAACATGATTATTAACTTTATATTTATCAATTATATTCGAAATGTCTTTCAACATCGAATCAAAAAAAGTTTCTTTATTAAAATATACAGAAAATGTTGCGGATATTACATTATTAGAAATTCCTACTATATGTGGCATCAAAATAAAAGAATTGGTAACTATAAACATTTGCATCAAATCACCATATGGAATTCCAAATTTTTGTAATATTGAATGGTATTCTACAACATCAAATTCAAATGAATTTGGTAATAAATATCTCAAACTAAATTTGTTTTCTTCCAATAAAAATAAAAATTCGTTTTTTATTCGTTGATTAAAAATAGTATATACCTCGTCATATGGAGTGTAATTAAATGAATGATGCACAGATAACATATTTCCCATAATATAACCTCATAATAGTAATGATTATTTATAACCGATTTTTGCGAATGTTTCTTATATAATATAACTAATTTTTATGACAAAATCAAGTGGTTTTTTCAACAGGTTGCAATATTTCACAAGTATCATTATTACAACCACGTTCAATTTCTGCGTTTTCACCCTTTATTTTCGAAAAATTGATTTTTTTGAGTCCTTTTACCATTTCCTTATATTTTTCTTCTGTAATTTTTTCATAAGGCATCTGTGGATACGCCTTTTCTTTATGTCGTGGAAGAAAACTAATTCCTTTCAGTTGATATTGAAAGAAATCAAGTGCATATTCAAGTTGATCGCCTTCTATTTCTGGGTTAAATGAAATCGTAGCAGATACTTGGTTATCTGCCCAATACTTCTGCATAAACGCAGTCAATGCAAGTTGTTCCCATATTGAAACTTCATGTACTGCACGTATCCCCTCTCCAACATCTACAGGAATTTCAATTACTACAGTCGTATCTTCCGAACCTACACATGGTTCTATCTTGTACCCTGCTCGTTCTAATATCTTTATAAGTTCACTGAATTTTGACAACCGCATTCTACGAATATAAAAACGAGATTCCGGAAAATGAACACCTGGCGTTGCACCAGCAAGAAGCGACACCGTTCCACTCGGTTTTATACTCGTTGTTTTTATAGAACGTGGAATTGCCATCCAATCAGAATATGTCTTATCCCAATCTTGAATCGTATTATATCCTGTCTCTAACCACGTCTTTAATACATTCAATCCATGTTGTACATTAAACTGTGCTATACCACTTACAGAACAACCGATTCTTCTATTTCTCAACATTACACGATTTGTTTCCGACCAATGTGTTTTTCCAAGAGTAACGGTTTTTGCATAAAGATACGCAAACTTTAATGTTCTTAAAAAATCTTCCATTGAATCGTGACGATTAAGAAATACTTCAACGAGACAACATAATTCATAACTTTCAAGCGTTTGTTCAAGACACGGATTTCCACCATCTGCTCTGTGATCTTTATTATCTGGCCCATCATTCATTCGAGAAAATCCTCGCATATTATCCAACCACGCAAGTCCAGGTTCTCCATTTATTCTGATACGTTCACAAATATCATGATAGTTCATTCCAAGTGTAGCAAATACTGAATTATTCGAAGTCCAACCAAAATCTGCACGTTTCGGATTAACTTTATAGTTCTTAAGATCGAGATATTCTTTCGATGCGGGATCTCCAAATACTATTTCTGCAGTTCTACGTACATTTCCTGCAACAACCGCTTTTCCAATATGATTCATTAAATCCACAATTGTTGTAATGGAAATTGGATCACCTACTTCTTTCTCCAACGTTTTTCTAATCATTATATGAAGGTCTATAAGCGGTTTACTTCCGGCTGAAATTCCGCCGAATCCCTTTATTAGATCGCCTTCCTTTCGTATCAAGGAATAATCAAACTCAATAGATGCGGTCGCAAGGAAATATGATTCTATCAATAACCTAACGCTTTCTATCCATCCTTCGCGTGTGTCCGGAATCTTGTAATGCTCGATTTCTCGCTTAGGGTTCGGGCCTTTAACAATAAGCTGTCCGGCTCCACGTGTATCAAAACCAACGCCAACACCTAACATAGATGCATCCATAAGAAAAGTGAATGGTTTCGCAATATCATCTTTCAGATTTTTTGTACTTACGAATGCGCAATTATTCAATGCTGCATACAATCCACGTTCCTCTGTAATTAAAGTTCCCATTGCCCATAACCCACGTCCGGGTGGAAGAAACTTCATAGCAAACATTCGTTCATACATTTCTTGCGCAGAACGTTGCGCCTGCCATGCGTTCCATCCAAGTCCATGACTTTCAATATGCTTTTTCTGCATATTATATGTGCCTTCTACAACACGTCTACACGTTTCAAACCATTGCTCGTTTATTCCATCTTCCTTAATTCTTGAATAGGTTCTCATATATACTAATTCACCCAATCCATTAAACCCAAATGATGGTTTTTTTTCACTATATCCTTCTATAAAATTGTCCGATAATCTGAACTTATCCATTAAAATTCTCCATTTAATCTCTGCCCATTAACAATACTTTATTTGAGACTTGATATGCAATTATTGTTTCTTCATCTACATAATGATCAAGTGTCATTCGCATTATTTTTTTAATTTGATATTTAGTACAAGATATTCTAACAGGAATCATTTTGTCTTTGAATATCTTTCCTGCAGGACTAACCCACATTCCAATTGCTGGTTTAAAAATTGTCAATCCACCGGCAATTTCTTTTACCTTATCATCCCACTTTTTATGATATTCTATTGGAATTTCCTTTCCAAGTATTTCTGCTGGAACAAGTATTTCCCACATTCTAATCATAAATATAACCTTTCAAATATTCTCAATCAATAGTTTCATTCACAGTTCCTTCGTCCATAGGTTCTTCAAATCCGCCTGCCTTATCAGCATCATCATCTTCTTCAATATTCATTAGTTCAGCATGCTTCTTTTTAATCAACAAACGTACATATTCATTTCCTTTATCCATCTGGTGCTTTACATCTTTTCCTTGCACCGTACTTTCTTCATAAATCTGAATAGAACCCGTTGCCGTATTGATTTTCGATGGAAATGTAATACCATCAGGACCAAATCTATTTTTAATAACATGCCATCGTCCCGTGCCTGCAAGTTTATCTTCAACTTTTCTTGACAATGATACTACAAAATCCGCAATCATCATTTTACTAAATGCTTCTGCTATCTTTTCCGCACCAATAATATCATGTTCAAGACTTGATCGATTCGCTTGAGATGCAGTCCACACAGGAATATTATATTCGCCTGCAAGTGCTCTCAAATCTTCATAAATATTTCCCAGTGCATGTCGGATTTCCATTTTCATAGTAGAAGCGGCACATCTTAACAAATCCGCATAATCCACAATAATCAAATTCGGTCTATGTCCTTGTAAAATACACTTATCAATATGTGCTCGTATCGTATTAACTGTGGCTGCTTGTGGTGGATAGTATTTAATGACGAGAGTTCCATCAATAGCATTTACCGCACGTTCAACATCTTCTTTATGATATTTCAAATTCTGTCCAGCGATCCCACTGATATTTGCATCATATCTTCGACCAACATAATTTTCATTTAATTCCATCGTATAATGAACTACAGTCAATCCTTTCTTAATCGCATTAACACCAATATTTACAAGTCCCCAAGTTTTTCCTATTCCTGGTGGCGCCATAAGTACAAATAAATCTCCACCTGCCGAACCACCGTCTGTAATGTCATTAATAACATCCCACGGGGTAGGAACACACGCGCGGGCTGCATCACTCATACGTTGATCAATCATAACCTTTTCTTTATACAAATGACCTATATTTCTGTCGGATCCTGCCTTTAATGCTTTATCAATACGTGTTTTGATAGAATCGTATTTTTTACTACCCAAATCATCCACACATTCAAGAATTGCCTTTCCTAAATTCTGATTAACGCAAAAGTCCATTGACATATTCTTAACAAATTGTAAATCGGTGGACTCCCTATTACTCCAAGCGTCTTTTACTAAATCTCGAACACCTTGCGACAAACCCTCACTTTTGATTTCCTTTATCTTTATCACTAATACATCCGGAGTAGGTATAGTTTTATATTCAGTAAAATACGTCATAATAGTACGCAACAACCACTTCATAGAATCCGCATCAAAATATTCTTCCCGAAGTACGTCTTGTATTTGTTCGGTATATACTCTATCTGTAAGTAATAATGAAAAAATTTTAGTTTGAAAGTTAGAATTATAATTGTTCTGACTAAAGGTTTCATTTTCTTGTATATTATTCATTAACCTTCTCCGCCGATTGTGACAATAATGCGAACCTATCGATTTTTGTAAAATGCGACTTTAACCACATTTCCATATTTGGAAGACCTGCATGCAACTTATCTTCTATCACCATCTTCATCAATGGAAATCTTGCTAATGGTGAAACTGGAGCTTTTACTTTATCTAATATTTTTGATTTTGCGTTCGCCGATATATCTACATCTCTTAATTGCATCAATTTTATATTACGTTCTATAATATCTTTACCTTCTAATATCTTTTGGTGCGTTATATCTTTAATTTTTGGATTTTTAAGCACCGACTTAGAATATTCAAGAACTTCTTCTAATGATACTGTTCTACGTTCGGAAAGTAGGTGAAATTTCTTTGCTATAGTTTTACTACCTACACCTTTTATTCCTTTAATATTATCTGATTTATCTCCCTTGCTATCTATTGCTCTAAACAAGCACATATTTGCAGGTGGAATTCCAAACTCTTCTGCAACACTATTTTCGGTATAAAATTTCTTCTTTGTTGGACTCCATACATTAATTCTATCATCCACAAGTTGCAAAAAATCTTTATCGGTTGACATTATTATTATCTTACTATTTGGAAGTACATGTGTGGCAATATAAGCTATGACATCATCTGCTTCTATATTATCAAGAGCAAACAATGTTATCGGAAGATTTTCAAGATACTTCACAACACGCACAAGTTCATGAACAAGCGCGTGTTTTTCTTCATCAGGAGTAGTGAACACATCTTGCCGATTTAACCTAATCATAGGATTTCGTTTTTCTTTATATTCAGGATAAATCTTCTTTCTACGTGTTGAACCACCCTTACCATCAAATACCACTATAACCCTTGTAGGACTTGTAATTTCTATTGCATAACCAATTGATCTGAGAAAACCACATATTCCCCCAATGTGCATTCCATTATCATTTAAAGTTGGAATAGCGGCGAAACATCGAATGAAAGTATTTAATCCATCAATGATAAGAACCTTACTATTTACAGTAATCGGTTCTCTTTTTTCATTCATCTTGGACTTAATTTCATCGAAAATTTCTTGAAGGTGTTTATCCATTTCAATCATCCACCATGTCGGCCGTTGAAATTTCAGTGCCATCTATTGTGGCCGATTGATCGGACGAATATTTCATAATGAGTTTTTCACAGATGAGTTTATAAATCTTTTCCCGAATAACCACATCTTCAACAAGTGTCTTATTCCAATCCTTCACCAAAATATCAATACCTTCACTCTTAATTTCTACAGACGCACCTTTACCTTTTCCAACTACAGCAATATCGTGCTCTTTCAATGCATCCAACCAACTTCCAAAACGATCAATCCCCCGATTGAAATACATATTAATTACAGACGTTCGTAATGGCGGCCCGATTCTATTCTTAGCAACCTTCACCTTTATTTCTATGCCGGCTGCTTCAGTACCAATCTTTATTTCACCAAGTTTGGCAAGACGCAATCGAACTGATGAGTGAAATCCCAATGCCTTACCACCACTTGTTGTATACTTATCACCAAACATAACACCGAGTTTTTCACGCAATTGATTGGTACAAACAAGTGCAATTCTCTGTTTTGCAATAAGACTTGTGATTTTTCGCATTGCTTTTGACATAATAATCGCTTTTGCTGTCGCCCATCCCTCTTTATCGTAATCTTGCTCTTGTTCTACTTTAGTTGTTGCTCCGGCTATCGAATCGATACCTATGAAAACAAGTCTATCCCTATTTTTTTCTCGTACTTCCATTATAATTTTTTCAACTGCCATAAAAATATCTTCAAGTGATTCTAATTGAGCATAAACCAAATTCTTACTATCCACACCAATTGCTTCAAGAAATTCAGGTTGTGCTGAAAATTCTGTATCAAACAAAACTGCAATACCACCTTTCTTTTGTGTTTCTGCAATCAAATGTGCAAGAATAAGAGATTTTCCTGAAGATTCCAGTCCATTAATTTCTGTAATCTTACCCACCGGAATACCACCGTGCGGTCGATTAGAAATGCGTAAATCAAGAATATCATCGCCGGTACTAATCCATTCTGTTATTTCAGTAGCTGCGTGTTCTTCCGATTCACCATCGAGAAAGTGTGCGGCCGTAAATTCTTTAAATTGCGCATTAATACTTTTAGCAAGTATATTGGCGAGTGCATCTCGTTTTACTTCAACAGATGAACTATTTCCTTTTCCTTTATGTTTACTCATAACGATTCTCCATTTGTTATTAAAATGGGGGCGCTAATCGCACCCCCATACATTAGCATCAGTCGATAGTTACTTTTTAGCTTGGGTAGCTTTTTCAAATAAATCATCAAATGCTTTCGATACATCATCCACACCCTCTGCGCCCGCAACCTTTTGCGGTGTTGATTGTTTGGTATTTGTATCTATTTCTGGAGTTTTGTCATCTACAGGTTCTTCAACACCCTCTTCAGAAGAAGGAGTTTCCTCTGGGGTATCTTGAGTTTCTGGGTTCATCCATTTTTCAAGTACGTCCACCAACTCTTTATATGTCGGTTTTTTGTAAATTTCAGTAATATCTTTTTGTTCATTCAACAATCGCTCTACAACTGTAGATTCATCCGACAACTTAGAAGCACTGCGTTTAATCATAATAGTTGTTACAGGATAATCTTTTCCTGCATCCTTTGCTGATGTAAACTCAACTGTAATATCACTTCCCGTTATCGTATCACTAATATCACCATATTCTGGATCTGAAGCAGCATTAAGCAATTGCTCATATACTTGTTTACCGAATCCCCAAAACTTCACCCCGCTTTTCTCTTCTCCCCGTACAATAACAGGCACATATACTCGCATTTTAGGTTCAAGTTTTTTACCTAACTTCCAATCTTCTTTGGGACCTGCTTTTTTAAGTTTTTCAGCAAATTCAACGATAGGATCAGGTTCTCCAAATGTAACCGGAGAAAGAATAGGTTTCTTAGCCATATCAAAATGAAAATACAATTCGATAAACGGACTATTCTTAATAAAAGAACTGTTGTATTTATACGGTACTATTCTGATTACGGTTTTTCCAGGTTGGGGTTTCCACAAGTTATTTTGTTTCGTGGTTGCGTTTTTTAGTTCGTTCAAACGCTTTTTTACATTATCTATATTCATTCCCATAATAATTCTCCATTTTATAGTTTTTAATTTTTAGTTATCAATTGTCAATAGCAAACTAATATAACCAATTTACTTTTAACATTGTAACTATATGTATTGGTGGTGTTAATAAAAAATGTTCCAATTTGACAGAAATATTTAACTTTATTTTCATCTGTCAAATTGAAATGCCTCTGATAAGAAATGCGACCAGATAGGTATACTAATATAACTAATTTCCTGTTAAAAGTCAAGGGATTACGACAATTTTTATTCCCAAAAATTGCTGTTTTTTGATGGTTTTGTATTCAATAAAAATTTCTTTATTCGTTGCACGGCTACTTTATAATATTTTTTATCAATCTCACATCCGGCAGTTACACGATTCAATAACATCGCACTTACCATAGTCGTCCCTGACCCTGCAAATGGATCAATAACAAAATCATTTTCTTTACTATGAATTTTTATAAACGCTTTCATTAGTGCTATAGACTTTTGAGTGGGATGGATTCGCTTACCTTCATCACGGTGAATTGGTAATGTAAATATTCCATTATGATATTCAGCATTAAATGTTGGTTTTCCACCCTTTACACACGCAATGGCAATCTCTCGTGCATTGGACAAATAAAAACACTTACTGTTAATTGGAACAGGATTGGTTTTTAAATGTTCTACAAATCGTAACATCTTAAAACCAGCATCTTTTAACATATTAGAAAGTTCTGTTATCTTCCAAAGATCGTAAAACATAATAACAGTTCCACCATCTCGCAATACTCTATAAACTTCTTTACAAACATCTTTCATCATCTTATGATGTATTTTCTCCGATTGATTGTCCCACTTTCCAAAATCCATAGAAATTTTTAATCGCTCCACGCCTTTTTTAACCGACTTAAATCCTGTTTTTCTTGATATTTGATATGGCGGATCAGTCAATACAAGATCAACTGAATTGTCTTTTAATGTTGCAAGAAATACTAAACAATCCACATTTTGTATGATTGTGTCTATTTCATTAGAAGATTTCATAACCTATTATTCCTTGTATATTTATTCTCTTACAATCTTAATAACTTCAAAAATTTCTGTTTTTATTTGTTTTAATCCCGTTTCATCATTTGCAAGTAAAAGTACATTTTGATAATTCTGCCATTGCATAGGAAATGATTTATCTGTCTTACCATCATTAAGAAGTGCTATAACAAAATTAAGTGCATTAATAGTGTAGAGTGTATTTGTTTCTTTTTTACGATGCAATGAAATTGTATTCTCCATCATTTGAGTAGGAGAATTTTCTACATCAATATTATACGTACACAACAATTCTTTTGGGTTATCCACGTTTCGCAATACAAAAATCTTATCGAATGCAACCCTATATGTAACAAGTATCTGGTCTATTATTTCTTGCAAATTTTTCATCTTACAAAAAGTACATAATAATTGAGTTTTTATTTTTAATTTCTCACTCATGACTTTCTCTCGGATGAAATTTTGCGGCATAAATATTTGCAGGCTTTCCGGTCTCTGAACCAAAATTTCCGCTATTGAAAACAAAATGAATATCCGAAATAGAATTAACTCCATCGGTAATACTCAATCGCATTTTACCTTCCCCCTCATACCTTTCATTAGAAAATGACTGGACATCCGTATCACCGTTATAAAGTTTTTCTATTATTTTTCCTGTAACATAATATGCTTGCAACTGTTTCTTATATATTGCCGATCCTTGTTTTACTTTTCCTTTATATAAATCATACACCGCGGCTATTGAATTATTCACTGCATTTCCGGCTATGATTTCTTTAACATCAATTTTGTGTTTTTTTGCAATACTATACGCATATTTAAGTGCTTTGTCTGGATTTTTCTCATCAAATATAGTCGTTGCTGTTTCTCGCAAATCCTTTAATTCTTTAGCAGTATTCGAAGATTTGAATGCAGTATATGGAATTTTAGGTGCAAACGAACCCGCTCCACCAGCACCCTTTTTAACAGAAAGATAGTCAAATTCTACAAATACCGCTTGCATCGAATTTACAATATCTTTCGCGCTTGATTTACTGGTCAATTTAGTTGGAGATATAGCAATTACATCCGCAAGTGGAAGATTCGATTGTGCAGGAAGGTATGCCATATAACCATCTTTTAACTTTCTCATATAAGTAAATAATTCCGCAATATCCGGTGCTCCGGCTTTTAATTCTTCCGTTTTCGCTATCATTGCTAACAATGTCAATGAATCCGTTTCAAAATTCTTTGTTGTCTTTAAGTTATTAAGTCCATTCAATACAATTGCTACTTCTTTAGACGGATTATCTTGAAGCACTTCTTTAACTTTTGATGAAAGTTTATCAACCGTTGCGCCAATAATTTTCTCTCTATTTTTGGGAGAATCAGGAGCATATCCAGGTGCTGGTGTTATAAGTTGTAAACTATTACCCCCAATTCCATCAGGACCTTTTAATGCCATTAGCAAATTATTATGCTTTCTAATACTACGTAATGCAAGTTGAGCATCCGCTTTTGGATTTTTAGAACCATGTTTTGTATATATTTCTCGTATAATACTTTCCACCAATTCTTTGAAAGACGGTTCTTTAAGATTATACATAGTATAATTGCCAATAGAAATAGAATTATTCGTTTTTTTAATCGGAAACTCAGTGACTTCTCCCTTTCCCTTAAATAATTCTGCACCAGAGAGCATCTTTTTAGTTACCGGAGATTCTTTTCCGCCCGTCATTACGGTCGCTGCCGTTTCCATCATACCATAGTGTAACAAAACATTCTTTAATTCTTTACTAATACCTGGTATTTTTATTCGACTCTTTATATCTGCCTTAAATTCATTTGGTGCGTGTACAGCAATATACATTTTTGGCATTGTACTCTTAGCAACTCGAATATATTTGCTTATTACTTTTGCATCTTTTTTCAAGGAAGAAAAATCTCCATCTCGTGCTAACGTAAGAAATCTAATAACTCGTGCTTTATCGTCCTTATTTTCAAATGGCATACCATTTAAGTATTTTTTAATTTTATCTACGGTGTGTATAAGATTTTTCGTATCCTTTATATCAACCATTGCACCAGGTTCAAGAATATTAGGTTTTGTTTTTTCTTTTTCTGGTTTAAGCGATTTTTTTATGTCCTTTTTCGGTATTTCGCTTGTCTCTCCACCCTTTGACGAAATGGATTTTTTAGCAATTTTTGCATCTTTTGGAGAAAGTGTAATAAGTTTATCACCTTCTGTTTTAGCAACTACCTTGCCCGCCTTGTCTGTCCAATACCCATAACCAGCGTGTTCCAAACCTTTTTTATGTGCTTGTGCAGCTGCCTTAGACTCCGCTTCCAACAATAGATATGCGTTCTCACGAACACATTTAATGAATTCAATTATAAATTCATCGGAATATCTCTTAGTTTTCTTCAATTCAGATTCCAATATATGAAGATGTTCCATAGTGGTAAAATCCAATATTCCGGATTGTGTCTTATATGATATATTTTCTAACAATTCATTTAATTCTTGTAACATCATATTCTCCATTATTTATGTCCTGGCCCGTGATCTTTTTCTACAATACGAGTTATTTTCTTTTTTGTACCATATACGTGATGAACATCGTGGTGCTTCATTTTCGCTTTTCCGTGAACGCTTTCCGCTTTTCTTCTTGCTCGATTTCGTTCTACTCTGTCTTTTGTAGTTTTACGTAGATGAGCAAGTACCTTTTTTGGATGACGTTCGTTATATCGTTTTGTGCGTTCAGTCGGAGATAATGCTTCGGATACTTTAAGAGCAGACTCTCCTATTTCAAGTATCTGCTGTAATATTTTTTGTTGTTTTTTTTTCATTATTTATAGTAATCCCACGGGGTAGAAGATACTCCAGAAAATTCAATATTGAAATATTTCATCATTTGCTCACGATCCATTGGGTCTGTTAACTGAACAATTGCTCTACGAAAACTCTTTATCTTTTCATACTTTGGATCGTCCGACATTATAAGGTAATCAAGCATTTTTCTATACAATATACGTGCTTGCGAAGATTGCACATTAGGTTTAAAATCAGTTTCTTTTAAAAGTTTCATCAATTTCATAACTCTTCTCCGATTTATAGAATGCATCATTTACTATAAATATCTCAAATTATCAAAACTTGGCAGTAACATTCTCCAAGTCCTTGTAATTTTTCCCAACAAAAACCTTCACAGGGTACTGTTTTTCGCACTCAAAACACTCCTTTACCAACAATAAAAAATCTTTGCCATTTGAAACACAGAAATCAATGAGAATTGAATCGTATGTATATAGTGATAACTTAGATTGATTTCCCTCAAACAACGGAAGCAATTTCTTTAGTGTTAATACGTTCTGCTCTGTTTCATACAACTGAATAATGTAATTGAATAGTTTTTGCGGATTGGTAGCATCCAAGTTCTTAGAATAGAACCGTCTTTTACTAATTGCCGATTCAACATATCCGTTTGCCCTAAAATTTTCCCACGTAGTAACTATAAACGATGCAACTGCTGAAAAAAACGGCACTCGTTTATATTCATCTCTTATACCACCATAAAGCATAGAAAACGATATACGTTTCGATTCATTATATTGATCTTCGGACAACACGTCTGTATCAAAATATATTTTTCCTAACATTTCATGAACATTTCCAGGTGGAAATTTAAATCCAACAATATTCGCAATCAATCTTAAATGAAACGCATCGTAATCGAATAAAACAAGCATTCCATCTTTTCCAAACCTACTCGTAAATACTGTACGTGTTTCGTCTTCTTTATGTAATGCGGCGAAATTGATACCACCAAACCGATTAGACGGTCGTCCTGTTGATGTATATAAATTATACTCTGTATGCAATAAACCATCTTTGGAAATGTGCCTTGCTACATCCGACCCAAACACGTGTTTTGCCAATTTAGTATCTACAAAAACCCCACTATCTTCTATCTTACTAAATACTTCAATCATATTATCATTCATAAACGAAAATGCAGCTTTTCCTATGTTAGATTCGTAACCCGACATGGCGTTTCTAAGATCACGTGAAAATTTACCCAACGTTTCAGTATGTTTTAAAATTGGTATCACTCGATTGAGATTTTTATAATTTCCAAACAATCGCTTTATGAAAGTATGCGCAAGCGTTTCTTGCATCTGAATATCTATTGGAACGCCCGTATCAATATATTGTAATACATTTATATCAACCAATCCCCTAAGTGTAGGTGCTATATGAAGTAATTCCTTTTTATTAAATACAAATTTATTAGTATTCGAGTTTGACAATTGCACCGATAAAATAGATTGCGGAAGATTGCTCGTCTCGGAATGATTAAATGGTAAGATACATACTTCTTCGCTTTTCAAAAATGTAATATAAAAGAAAGACGGTGTATTGTTTAATGGATGCCTTGCTATATCAGACATAATAGGAACTATAAGACAGTCCTCTTCATCAAACCGATTGACAAAATACTCTAAATTTTTTAAGTCAATAATTGTAATCATATATAACCTTTATTATGTATATATAATATAATAAAAATTTTGATAAAAGTCAAGTATTACAATAACAATTCTTTTGCATTATTTGCTCTTTGAATTTCTGCCTTGCTTATCGTCAGTGCTTGATAAAATTCTAATAAATTAGATAATTTTGCATATATTCCACTCATAGATTTTTCTGCTTGTACAATTTCTCTTGTATTCGTATCAATAACACCAGGTTCTATAAATTTATTTGTATCCACATCAAAAATATCAGTCATGTTTCCAGTAATCTTCCATCGCAATTCTATTACACGATATAATGCCCAATCAATATTATTATCTCTTGAAGAAACCTTATCAAATAAATCTTTTGAGATTTCAGTAATTTGCGCGAACTTATCGTTCGTTTTCTTTGCGAAATATCTATTAAACCATCCACGTTTATAATCCACTGATGTTGGCGATGGATAAAATGCTGTCGGTGGATCACCGATTCGCAACGAAGAAACGACTTGATACCTTTTTACTACTATGGGAATAACTTCGAGTGGAATAGATGTTGAATCAAATGCTCTACCAGTAAAATAAAACATTCTCTCGTTGATTTGATTAATGTTATAATATCCAACATAATCTTTTCCATTGAGAAGAAACTCATTACCAGTTGTCTGTAAATCGTTTAATTTCATCGTATTACCTATCTCCACTGACCTTTATATTGCGGTGTAGTATTGTCTATTGTAGTTTCTTTTGGAGGCGTATTATCAACAAGAGCACCTGGCCCTATAATTGTATTTATCGCAGTGGTAGAAGCATCCTCAACTCCTTTAGTACCATCATATACTCCAACCGTTGGTACAATTCTCATCATACCAACTATAGTAGTATCCCACGTTGTACTATCTACTTTATGAGATATATCTTTTATTGTAAATACCGTTCGTTTTAAATATCGAGCTGGGAGATATGATATTTTAAACATATTTCCCCATGCAAACCCTGCAATTCCTTCAATTGTCAGTGAAACTTCTGCGGGAATAGGTATTGTTCTTTCATATCCAGCATCGGTTTTATCACCAAATGCCACTATATCACGCGAAAAATATACAACTTTCAAACAAGCAGCCTTTTCATCCGGAGTCAATTCTTCCCACCATAATTTATGTAACGCACCAACAAGTGCATCTCTTACTTTTCCTTGCGCAGTAGTATATTGTGGTATATAAAGACTATCCACAAGTTTTTGCAATTGTATCTTATCGTATGTATTTTGATATTGCATTCCTTGTTGCTGTGTTGACGGTGGAGTTGCAGGCACTTTTGGTTTTCTCTGACGCTTTACCGCAAATGCATCTGTCATTCCACTTATAAATGTATTAAATGCCCCCGATTTATCTACATCTTCTACATCTGCATCATATTGCGGGCCATTTGCCGAAATCATAACTGTTGATTTTAATGCATTTGGAAGCGTAAATGAAATACCTACTTCTTTGGCGATTGAATTTTTCGTATATACCTTAAATACAAATATATCTTTATCTTGAACCTTGATGTTTGTTTCTGTACAATTCATATCAATAACTCGAAAATGTGCAAAATTTCCACCGTTATATGATAACTCAAGATTCCAAATTCCACCCGATGCCTCATTCATTTTAGATAATAATATATTTACACACTCTACCACTGTACTTGAATTAAGAATCGCCTCTCTAACAACGACATTCCAATTTAAATACACGGCTCGAAGATCACCAATCCACCGACAATTTGGACTAATATCAAATTGATACGGTGGCTGCGATGGATGATAATCACCCGCTAAACTACTACTCTCGCCAAAGAACACAAAATCATCGGGGTGGTTTGGAATCAAAACTTCTGCGGGTGAAAATGATCTCCACAAATTCTGCCAATTTACCGTTTTATTTGGGTCTTCTTTATCTTTAAGTGCGTCCGGAGGCAAATATTTAAAATTAGAAACATATATTGCTGGTATATAATGCCATACACCCTCGTCATCTTGCACACTTCCACGCTGACTATTAATAATAAAACTTTCATCCTTTGAAGAATTTTCTCCTGATTGTTTCTGCAATTTAAAAAAGTCATTTACAGTATTTTCGAAAAATTGCCATGTTATAAAAATATTAGTATCCTTCACTTTTACGGTTTGCTGATCATCATTCTTTTGTGTTGGTTGTTTAACATTTTCTTCGGCTTGTTGTTCTTTCACAGGATCAGCATGCAATGTTATATCTTTTTTTATGTGTTTAAATACGGCATATTTTTTTAAATCACCACCTATACTATTTTTTCCTTTGGTATTTGCAAGTTGTGTTTCAAAATATCTAACAAGTCTTTCTCCAATTTTATTGGAAGGTGTGTTAAAATTTATATCTACTGTAAATGCGGACGGAGCAAGAACAGTAGTTTCACAATCAAATGTTCCATCATCTAATGTAGTAATACCAAAATTACTAACAATACCAAACATTGCATCATAATAACCATTTCCCAATGTAACTTGTTTTTTTATCAATTTACTTAACCACCTACCCGTAATATTATCATCTTCAACTTGTGTGAATAAATCTATAGATTGATTTATTGAATTTGAAAGACTCCATCCCCACTCTATAAGCATTCCTATCCCAGGTGTCATATAAAGCATTTGCATAATTTCAAGTTGCGGAAGATTGTAACATTTAAATTTTATCTTTGCTTCACGCATCAATCCGATGTTTCCTTTAATTGATACATCTAAACTCTCTATTCCTGGCATTGGTCTATAATCTCTTGCTTCTGATGTATATGCACTATCAAAACTTCCTCGCATTCGTTGCTTTCCATCTTTGTCTAAATACAATGTTCCGCCCATCAATACCCACTTTTCTCGTAGTTCAGACGATACTCCTTTATTTCCTTCTACTGGAACTGCATTAGATTGTACTTTAATCCAGGGTGTCTTAGAAAACCACAATAAACTATCATTTGTGCGAGCTTCGGAAGAAATAACACTTTCTTTACGATAAAGCGCACCGGTAACAAACGTTTCAATGGGTGTCATTAAAAAGTTATTTATAGATTGTTCCATTTGGGTTTATCTCTCATCTTGTAATATTTTTAATGAAATTATAACATCATGTGCATTCGCTGGAATACGAAGACGTGTTCCTGGTGTAATATAAAATGATCCTTTTCCAATTTGATTTGCTTGGGAAATTATCCACCACAATGTAGAATCTCCATAATATCTATCTGCTAATAAATCAAGTCTATCCCCGTCGCGTGATATAATATAAGTATCATCATTAGATATAGGAATAGTTGGAAATATAGTTGTTAAATATATTCGTTTATTACTTTTGTTTATATCAATTTGAGTGTCTGAATATCTATTGGTTGCCATTATATTACTCCTTTATAAAAGGTCTGGTCCACTTGCATTTCGTTGCAAGAAATGCGGAGTTCTTTTTTGTGGTAAATAATCTCCAAAATAATCAAATGTTACTGCAATATCTAATATATGCGGTAATTTTGCCAATGTTGTATCGTTAAATAGATTGATTTCCCACGGGGTATTATCATCTATTGTAATTGTTAATGATGAAATTTTTCCCGGAACTCGATAATACATATCTCCAATTGTTAGCTTTATAAAAGGCGCAATCATTCTAAATTCATTATTAAATTTTGGATAACACAATCCAACAAGTCGTGAACAACGAGTCCAATTCGAAAGCAATTCATCTGCAGAAACGGTATATACTTTGAAACTAAACGATACTTGTCGTGTCGTTCCTTTATATACCCAAAATGTTAATGGATTTCCAACATAACTATATTCATTCCATGTAGGCGTTATAGCATCTGATATTTGCGTTATAGTTGCTCTGAATGGAATAGTATCATCGGATGACACATCATAAAATAAAAATGGTATCAAATCATCTATATCATCTTCATGGTTGGAGCCTGGCAAATCAACAAACGAATTTATAACATCTCCAATTCCTTGCCCCGCATCTCCAAGTTTTTTTGTTATAAGATTATCTATAGTAGATACTTTTCGTTTATTCAATCGAGAAGAATAACTATAATTATCACTAAATCCACGTAAATCAGTATTGACTGTATTAACATATGATTTTTCTTCTTTTCCAAGATCACCATATGCAAGCGTTTTATATCGTCTCAATTGATCCTTAGACGGACTAAATTGACTTGCTTGAGCAATACCACCAAGAATTTCATTTGCAATTGTATTTCCATCTAACAAAGAACTAAATCCCTTATCCAATGCGCTTACTTCAGTTTGTTCAGTTCTCTCATTTATTTTATTTCCCCAATAATCTACTTGCGTATTCACAACCCTATTTATTGCTCGATCAATAATACTAAATCCACCATACGTTGAATTTACTTTTCCTAAATATCCAATTGGCCAGAACGGAGCACTACCACCGGCTGCATCGGGTGGTGCAGAATATGTGGATGTTTTATTCTGGAATAATAAACCAAGTGTATTAGAGA